CCCTATAACCCCCTATCTATTACCCCCTATAATCCCCCAGAAAAGAAAGAAAAAGAGAGAGCGCGTTGGGGGAGACGGAGGAGGATCGGAAGACTCTACTTAGGCGAGAGGTGGTGAGCCCGTTGTGGCAAAAGGCAAATATCAGCGGTGGCTGGAGCCGGACGGGCTCCTGCTGCTGGAGGGCTGGGCTCGGGATGGGCTGACAGACGAGCAGCTTGCCGAAAAAATGGGAATAAACCCCGCAACCTTGTACGATTGGAAGAATAAGCATCCCGAGATTTCCGAGGCCCTAAAAAAGGGCAAGGAAATCGTGGATATCCAGGTGGAAAACGCCCTCTTAAAACGGGCCTTGGGCTATGAGTACATGGAGGAGCGGGCGGAGATCAGCGAAAAGGACGGCCGGAAGGTCATCCAGACCGTGAAGCAGGTCATACCAGACACGGCGGCGCAGATTTTCTGGCTGAAAAACAGGCGGCCGGACAGGTGGAGGGACAAGCCCCAGGAGAAGGCGGAGACTGTGGCCCAGGCTGATGAAATGACCCTGTCCGACAAGCTGGCGGCCATCAGAGAGGCGGCGAGGACGATTGACAACTAACGAGCTGGCCCGGTTGGCCGTCTGGTACAACCATCTCAGGGACACCAGCAACGACACTTTTATGCCGCTGTTTTCCTGCGAAAGCCGCTATCTGGTGCTCAAGGGCGGAGGCGGCTCTGGCAAGTCCATCTTCGCCGGGCGCAAGGTGCTGGAGCGCTGCGTTTCCGAGCCGGGCCACCGGTTCTTGGTGTGCCGCAAGGTGGCGCGGACGCTGCGGGAGAGCTGCTTTGCACAGCTCCGTGGGCAGATTTCCGAGCACTATCCCGACAGCGGGGCCGTGGTCAACCGGGGAGAGCTGCGCATCGTATTTCCCAACGGCTCCGAGATACTCTTTGCCGGATTGGATGACGTCGAAAAGCTCAAATCCATCTATGACATCACCGGGATCTGGATTGAGGAGGCGTCGGAGCTGCTGGAGGCCGACTTTAACCAGTTGGACATCCGCCTGCGGACACAGTGCCCCTACTACCTCCAGATGATTCTCACATTCAACCCGATCAGCATTACACACTGGCTCAAGGGGCGGTTCTTCGATCGGAGCGACTCCCGGGCCACGGTGCACGAGTCCACCTACAGGGACAACCGCTTTCTCACCCAGGAGGCGGTGCGGACGCTAGAGGCGTTCCGCGACACAGACGAGTATTATTACATGGTCTACTGCCTGGGCCAGTGGGGCGTCACCGGAAAGACCGTATTTGATGCCAAGGCCGTGACCGCCCGGCTGCTGGAGCACATCCAGCCGGTGCGGGTGGGGTATTTCGCCTATGACTACGACGGGCGGGCGGTATCCGGTATCCGGTGGGTGGACGACCCGGGGGGCTTTATCAAGGTCTACCGGGCGCCGGAGGCGGGCGTGCCCTATGTGGTCGGCGGAGACACCGCCGGGGACGGCTCGGACAGCTTTGTGGCCCAGGTGCTGGACAACTGCACCGGGGAACAGGTGGCCGTCCTCCGACACCAGACCGACGAGGATCTGTACTCCATGCAGGTGTATTGCCTGGGCATGTGGTACAACACCGCGCTGGTGGGTGTGGAGGCCAACTGGAGTACCTACCCTATCCTGACGCTGGAGCGGCTGGGCTATCCCAACCAGTACGTCCGGGAGGTGCTGGACGACTACACCCACGGCATCAAGCGGTCGTTCGGTTTCTGGACATCGACAAAAACACGCCCGGTCATCCTCTCCGAGCTGATCCGGGCCGTGCGGGAGGACATTACCATCGTGTCCGACGAGACCACGTTGCAGGAGATGCTCACCTTTGTGCGGGGCGAGGACTACAAGCCAAGGGCCGAGGAGGGCGCGCACGACGACTGCGTTATGGCCCTGGCAATTGCCCACCACATCCGCCCGCAGCAGAGATACACCGTGGAGGCCGGCCGGAAGGCTGGCGGCGCGGTGTGGGACGACTCCATGTGGGAGGACTATAACAACGCAGGCCCGGAGGAGCGGGAATACCTGATCAAGAAATGGGGGGAGCCCAAACGATGAAAAAGAGAGACAAAGACCGGCTGCGGCTGTGGCAGGACAGGCTCGGGCGGGCCAACGCGGCATATGAGCCGGAGCTGTCCAAAATGGACGGGCGGGAGGAGCTGTACCAGGGCTGCAGCCGCATCCGGCCCATCGTTTGTACCGCCCGGAAGAAGGAGACCCCCCACGTGCGCAACCTGTGCGCCGAGATGATCGAGAGCCAGGTGGACAGCAACATCCCCCAGCCCAAGGTCACGCCCCGGCGCAGAGAGGACGAGTGGCGGGCCAAGCTCATCGAGGACATGCTCCGCAACGAGTTGGACCGGCTGCCCTTTGAGCAGATGAACGACATCATGGAGCGCACCATCCCCATCCAGGGCGGCGGGGCCTTTTTGGTGGAGTGGGATAACAGCAAGGCGGGAAGCGCCACCGTGGGAGAGCTGGCCGTCTCCACCCTCCACCCAAAGCAGATCATCCCCCAGGCCGGGGTTTACACCGGCGTAGAGGATATGGACTACATCATTCTCAAAATTCCGCAGACCAAGGGGTACATCAAGCGCACCTACGGCGTGGACGTGTCTGAGGAGGCAGAGGAGGAGCCGGACGTCAAGGGCGGCAGCGGCGAGGGCACGGCGGACGACATGGTGACCCAGTATGTGGCCTACTACCGCAACCCGGACGGGGGGATTGGCCTGTTTTCCTGGGTGAACGACACGGCGCTGGAGGACTTGGAGGACTATCAGGCCCGGCGGCTGCGCCGGTGCGCCCGGTGCGGCGCGGTGGAACCCCTGGAGGCTGAGCCGGTGGATGCCCCGGCGGACAAGGGGCTGCTGCCCGGCATGACCCCCGACGGGGCGGGCGCGGGGCCGGACGGCACGCCCACCGGGCGGCGGGGCAAGCGGAAGGTCTGCCCCTACTGCGGCGGCGACAAGTGGGAGGAGGCCAAGGAGGAGTACGAGGAGGTCTATGTCCCCATACCCCGCAGCGACGGCACCGAGATTCCGGGGGCGCGGCCGGTGGAGGTTGTCACCGATACAGTGGACGAGCTGGGCTTGCCCGCGGTGGCGGTGGTGCAGGAGCCGACCCGGATTCCCTTCTACAAGCCGGACATCTACCCGGTTATCCTCCAAAAAAATGTGAGCGTGTACGGCAGGTTCCTGGGGGACAGCGATCTGGACAAGATTGCCGACCAGCAGAACACCACCAACCGCATCGAGGCCAAGATTATAGACAAGCTCACTAAATCGGGCAGTTACATCAGCCTCCCCAACGACGCCAAGATCCGCTACGACGAGGAGGACATGAAGAAGATCTATCTCTCCAGCCCGGCGGACAAGTCCTATCTGGACGTGTACGACCTCCAGGGGGATATTGAGCAGGACATGGCCTATCTGGCGCAGGTATACGAGGAGGCGCGGCAGGTCATCGGAATCACCGATTCCTTCCAGGGCCGCAAGGATTCCACCGCCACCAGCGGGACGGCCAAGGAGTTCTCCGCTGCCCAGGCCGCCGGACGGCTGGAGTCAAAACGGGTCATGAAGAATGCGGCCTACGCGGCGCTCTTTGAGGCCATGTTCAAGTTTAAGCTGGCCTACGCCGACGAGCCGCGGCCTGTGGTCTCCCACGACATCGAAGGCCGGGCCGAGTACCGGCAGTTCAACCGCTACGACTTCCTGGAGCAGGACGAGACGGGGGAGTGGCGGTGGATTGACGATTTCCTCTTTTCCTGCGACACATCCGCCCCCCTTGCCAACAACCGGGAGGCCATGTGGCAGGAGACGCGGATGAACCTCCAGACCGGGGCGTTCGGCGACCCGACCAACCTCAAGACCCTGATCCTTTTTTGGACGAAGATGGAGCTGCTGCACTATCCGGGCGCGGGCGACACCAAGACCTATCTGGAGCAGGAGTATCAACAGCAGCAGGCCATGATGCAGCAGCAGATGGCAATGCAGCAACAGCAAATGCAGCAACAGCAAATGCAGATGCAGGCGGTACAGGAGACGGTCTCCCGAGCCAAGCAGGATGCGGCCGAGGCCGCGCAGGACGGGGGGATCCCGGCAGCAAGGGCCACCTATATGGCATAAAATCAAGCGCACGCCAACAGCGAAGAAATGGCAAATCCAGGAGAAAGGAGGTGCGCAGTATGGCGAACGGATACATCGGCAAGGTCAGCCACAGCGGTGTGCAGAAGGTCACCGCCCCCAACCCCGCCACGGGAAAGAAGGGGAACGGCACAGCCAAGAAGGGCAACGACCTGAGAACGGGCAAGTAATAGGGTGAAAGGAGAACACACACATGGAAATCAACTACGGCGCGGTGTTTGATGTAGAGGTGCCGGAGACTACCACAGGCGCAGAAGAGACGGAGGCCGCCGAACCGTCGGAAAATGACACCACTACAGCCGCCGCACAAGGCGCAGAAGAGCAGGAGGCCGCCGCCCCTGCCGTAGAGGAAACGGAAGAGTCCGAACAGCCTCAGACGGAGGCGCCGGAGCAGGAACCCAAAACCGACCGCGACGCACAGTTTGCCGCAGCCCGCCGCAAGGCGGAGGCGGAGCGGGACGCCGCCATTGCCCAGGCCAAAGAGGACGCGCAGAAGCAGGTGGATGAGTTTTTCAAGAACTCGGGGCTGATGAACCCGTACACCGGGCAGCCCATCACCACCAGAGCGGAGTATGAGGCATACCGGGAGCGATTCGAGGCCGACCAGAAGGCCAAGCTCATGGAGAAGGCGGGCATTACCCAGGAGGAGTTCCAGGCGTTTGTCCAGGGCCTCCCGGAGGTGCGGGCGGCCCGGCAGGCCAAAGCCGAGGCGGAGGCCGCCGCAAGGCAGGCCAGAGAGCAGGAGGCAAAGGCAAGGGTGGACGAGCAGCTCCGGCAGATTCAGGCCATCGACCCCACGGTCAAGGAGCTGGGTGATCTGGCGAAGCTGGACACTTATCCCAAGCTGTACGACATGGTCAAGCGGGGCTACTCCATCCTGGACGCCTACCGTCTGGCGAACTATGACACGCTGACCCAGCGGGCCGCGGAGGCCAGCCGGAAGGCGGCCATCAACTCCGTGCAGAGTAAGCAGCACCTGAAAGCCACCGAGAGCCGCGGCGGCGGGGCGATCCCCGTGCCCGACAGCGTCCTTGAGGAGTACCGGGCCCTGAACCCCGGCGCGACCAAAGAGGAGATCCAGAAGCACTATCAAAGCTACATGAAGAACAGCCGAAAGGAGCAATAAAATGGCATTTCTCATTCAGCAGGTAGACGGGGGCAGAATCCCCGGCATCGAGTACCTGCCCGCAGGAGCCATCACCCCTAAAGTGGGTATGGCCCTGACACAGACAGGGGGCAATCTGGCGGTGGCCAGCGGCACCACTACCCCCACCTACATCAGCATGGTAGAGAAGGAAACGGCCTGCACCGCGGGAGACATCATCCCCGTGCTGCGGGTGCTGCCCGATATGATGTTTGAGACCACCTTCCAGGCCGACGCATCGGCCATCAAGCTGGGCGACAAGGTGACGCTGCACACCGACGGCCTACAGGTCACCGCCACCAAGACGAACGGCGTGGCCGAGGTGGTTGGAATGGACGGCACCGCCGCATCCGACCGGGTGCGCGTCCGGTTCCCCGCCGTGGTGAACATCACGCAGAGCGGCGGTTAACAGAAGGGAGAGAAGATATATGGCTGGTATTACGTTTACCGAAGGCTCCGGCCTCCAGGACAGCATTTTTGGTAAGTCCCAGGCCCCGATCCGCATGTTCCTGGAGAAGCGGGGCGAGGCGTTCGAGCAGCAGAGTATGCTCAAGGAGCTGTTCAATATGGAGAGCTCCAACAAGTGGGCCGAGAAGATGGGCACCATGACCGCCATGGAGGGCTTCCAGCCCGTGGGCGAGAACGGAACCTATCCCCTGGACAGCATGCAGGAGGGCTTCGACAAGACCCTGGAGCACATGACCTGGAAGGACTCCTTCTCCATGTCCCAGGAGATTGTGGAGGACGCAAAGCTGATGGATCTGCGCAAGCGGCCCGCCCAGTTTATCGCCGGGTATTACCGCACCCGGGAGAAGTTCGGCGCGGCCCTGTACGGAGCGGCCATCACGGGCAAGACCTCCGTCAGCTTCCACGGCCGCACCTTTGACGCCAAGGGCGCGGACGGCAAGGCCCTGTTCGACAAGGCCCACCCCTCTGCCCTGGAGCGCAACAAGGGGACCCAGTCCAACCAGTTTGCGGACGCCTTCTCCAACGACGCCCTCGGCGCTATGGAGACGGCCATGCAGGACTTCCGTGGCGACAACGGCGAGATCCTGGATGTGGCCCCCGACACCATCCTGATCCCAAACAACTACAAGCTCAAGAAGGACGTGTTCGCCGCCATCGGCGCGGACAAGGACCCCACAACCTCCAACAACGGCTTTAACTATCAGTATGGCCGGTGGTCGGTGATCATCTGGCCCTACCTCAACCAGTTCATTACCGCCGATACGTCTCCCTGGGTGCTGCTGGACAGCCGGTACAACGAGCAGTACGGTGGTGCCATGTGGTTTGACCGCGTGCAGCTCAACGTGCGCAGTGAGATTGACCCCGGCAACGACGCCAACGTGTGGAAGGGCCGCGCCCGGTTCACCGCGGGCTTCAACGATTGGCGCTTCGCCGCGGTGGGCGGCGTAAGCGGCGGCACTCAGCTTATCAGCGGCTGACAGCACAAAGGCCGGGCGGCGGGTTTGCCGCCGCCCGGTTTTCAGATAGGAGGGATAGCATGACCGTAGCTCAGGTGATACAGGCGGTGGACGCAGTCAAGCCGAACGCCTTTTCCAACGAGGAAAAGACCCGGTGGCTCAATGAGGTGGAGGGGATGGTGCAGACGGAGGTGCTTCTGTTTGCCAGCGAGGAGGTCATCACCTACTCCTACGAGCAGGACAAGGACGCGCAGCTTCTGGTACAGCCGCCCCACGACAAGCTCTATCCGGCCTATCTGGAGGCCCGTGTGGACTATGCCAACGGGGAGTATGAAAAGTACCAGAACACGATGCAGATGTTCAACGCCTTTTTCGGCGAGTTTATCCGGTGGTTCGCCCTGACCTACAGCCCGGCGGACACCCACGGGGAGGTCTACTATGGAGTGTAACGAACAGGGAAAGCGCTGGCGCGGCTACTATATCACCGCCTACGGAATCGCCGTTAAGCACGGATTCAAGGGCACGGAGGCGGAGTGGCTGGAGACGTTGAAGGGCGACAAGGTGCAGCTCCGCTACAACGAGGACACCAAGACTCTGGAATGGAAATATGAGGACGCGGACGAATGGCTCGAACTCATGGATATCAATGCGCTCCAGGGAGAGGTCGTCACAGAGGTGCTCGAACAGGCTACCGCCGCAAAGGAGGCGGCGGAAACAGCACAGGCGGGTGCGGAAGCGGCGCAGGAAGCCGCCGAGTCGGCCCGGACGGGTGCGGAAACCGCCGCGGCCTCTGCGGCTGAGCAGGCGGCAGCCGCAGGAAAGAGCGCCGCGGCTGCGGCGCAGGATGCGCAGAACGCCACAGCCGCGAAGACGGGAGCGGAGAGCGCGAGAGACGCCGCAGAGGCAGCAAAGAGCGAAGCGCAGGAATCGGCGGCTTCTGCCCAGGAGAGCGCCGCCACGGCGCGGCAGGAAGCAGGGAAGGCCGTGGACAGCGCCGCGGCGGCTGCGGGCAGCGCAGAAGATGCGGCGAAAAGCGCGGAGGCAGCGGAAGCTGCTCAAAAGGCGGTATCGGATTCGGCCACAGCGGCAGAAGCCGCGCGCAAGTCGGCAGAGGCGGCCGCGGCCCAGGCGGCCGGAGATGCAGATGCCGCAGAGGAAAGCGCATTGGCAGCAGCGGGCAGCGCCTCCACGGCGTCGCAAAAAGCGGAAGATGCAGGCGCGAGCGCGGCAGCGGCGGCGGGAAGTGCATCCCAGGCTTCCGAAAGCGCGGCCCAGGCAGGCAAGAGCGCAGAGGGGGCGGCGGCCTCCAGAGACGCTGCGGTTATGGCCCAGGGCAAGGCGGAGACTGCACGGACGGCGGCGGAATCCGCAAAGACAGCCGCAGAGGCGGCGAGAGATTCCGCGGTCACGGCTTCGGAGACGGCGGTGAGTGCGAAGGAAACCGCAGTCAGCGCCAAGAACGGCGCAGAGGCGGCGGCTGGAAATGCAAGTGATTCCGCCGGAGAGGCTGCGGCCAGCGCGGAGCTGGCCGGGCAAAAGGCTGCCGCAGCAGAGAAGAGCGCGGAAGCGGCTACCGCCAGCGCCGCGTCCATCGGTCAGGCGGAGGAAAATGCCGCGGCATCCGCCACGGAGGCGGAGAGCTGGGCGGTGGGCGGAACCGGAACGCGGGAAGGGGAGGACACCAACAACGCCAAATACTGGTCTGCACGGGCCCAGGACGCGGCGGGCGGCGGGGTGACCTCCTTCAACAACCGGACAGGAGCGGTGAAACCGGCCAAGGGAGATTACACCGCCAACCTGGTTACCTTCACCGACGGACAGACCTTCCAGGAGAAGTATGAATCCGGAGAGCTGACAGGCCCCGCCGGAGCAGACGGCGCGCCAGGTTCCCCCGGCCCAGCCGGGGCACCGGGCGAACAGGGGCCTGCTGGCCCGGCTGGCCCCACGGGCCCCCAGGGGCCAAAAGGTGATCCCGGAGAGGCCGGTGTGGATGGAGCACAAGGCCCACAGGGCCCGGAAGGGCCTGCTGGGCCGACCGGCCCGAAGGGGGATCCGGGACAAGATGGGCCCGCTGGCCCGGCCGGAGCAGATGGGGCACCCGGTAAGGATGCAACAATAAACGGTGTAAACGCTCTGACCATTCAGGGCGGCACACGGGTGAAAGCGGCTCAACAGGGAAACACTCTGACATTGGATACACCGGATGCCGTCACTGTTCCCGGCGGCGGCACGATGCAGATGGGGGAGAGCCTTGGCGACGGCCCCTACACCATTGAGGTGACAGAAGACGGAGAGGGCGGCGACCTCTCCGCCGAATATGTGGGCTACAGCAACACAGGCAGCGGCCTGGAGGCTACCAACGTACAAGAGGCCATAGACGAGCTGGCGGGGAAGGGCGGAGGCGAATACCTCCCTTTGACTGGCGGGACAATGACGGGTCCGCTCACTTTAAGCGGGCTGCCGACCAGCGAAAACCACGCCGCCAACAAGCAGTATGTGGATGGCTTGGTTGGTGACATCAATGCCATGCTGGATGCCATCAACGGGGAGGTGGTGTGATGTGGGCACTGCTGCGGATAAGCTAACCTATTTACAGGAGACGAAAGAGGCAATTCGGAAAGCAATTGAGGCGCAGGGGGGGACTGTGGCCGCGGGGCTCCCATTTCGTCAATATGCGGGATATATCACGCGCCTCACCCCGCCGAATGCTTTGGCGGTATCGGACGGTGACGTACAGGTTACCTGTAAGCTGGGCCACCCAGTACGGGTAGATGGGCCATTAGCCTACCCAACGGGTAAGACCTACTATCTGTCGCTAGAAGGGGACGGACTCCCTGAGATTGGGAATATGCGCTGCCCTAAAGGGGCGATTCTCTTAATTACCCCTCTATCGGCAGGAGGGAAAATCGCTGTAGAGGGTGGAGCGGAGGCACTTGGCACATCCTCTGATGGCGGCCAGACATACCGAATAACAGGAGATTTTCTGATTTTTAGCTCAGGTGGTATGCACAGCGGCGGGAGCATCAACTAAAGTAGATAACTACACGCACCACCTTCTTGGAGACATAAAAAGCCACCCCCATCGGAGGGGGTGGCATGGACCAATGAAAGGTGAGGGGGTAAAAATGTTGGTCCGCGAAGTCATTATAGCATCCTGGAAGAGAATAGGCAAGCCTTCTAAGAAAGAGGAAGTGACGAATCAGTATGAAAAGAATCGACTTTGACAAGTACACCACCGCGGTCGCCAGCATCGGCATGTGGCAATGGGTGGAGGTGTAACATGGCCATCATTGTAAACGGCAAAAAAGTTGCCGGGGTGGGGCTGCCCGGCAAGGACGGAGCTCCAGGGGCAGACGGCAAGGATGGTGCACCTGGAAAGTCCGCCTATCAGGCGGCAAAAGAGAAAGGATATACCGGAACCGAAGAGGAGTTTAACACCGCTCTGGCTGGTATGCAAAGTGCTCCATTCTTGCCGCTGGCTGGCGGCACGATGGCAGGGGCGATTACTTTAAGCGGGCCTCCGACGAATGAAAACCACGCCGTCAACAAGCGCTATGTGGACGAGCACGCGGGGGCGAGGGTTATTTTGGGGAGCTATGTGGGAACGGGAAAATCAGGCAAAAGCAACCCTAATCAAATAACCTTAGCCGAACCCTTTAAACTACTCTGTATTTATGGTATGCAATCAAATAATTACTATAAGAGTATCGACGGTTATGGAAATGGCGAGACTTCTAATATTATTCATAGCAGTATTATCCCTACTGAGTATACAAAAGGCATTAGTTTTGGTTTTGGCTACCGTTATTCCTCAAGAGATTCTTACGGTAAAAAATCAACGGATGGAAAAACTTTCAGTTGGTATTTTGACCTTACCACACCTGATGCGACAAGTGAACAACTTAATGCATCTGGAACTGTATATTACTACTACGCCATAGTTTAGAGATAAGAGGTGAATTAAATATGACCATCATCCAAATTGACCCGCTGGAGACCGGCCAGCACCCGATCCAGAGCCAGAGCGGGCGGCGCGCCTGCTGGCTGGATGGCTACATAGAGGTGCCCGCCCACCTCCATGACACGGTGTGGGCGACCTATGGCTGGTGTAACCTCCAGATTGAGGAGGGCAAGCTGGTGGGTGTCACGCCCACGGAGCGGCCCCCAGAGCCGGAGCCGGAACCCCAGCCGCCCCTCGCAGAGGACATCACTCTGGACATGCTGTCCGAGCACGAGGAACGACTTTGTATGTTGGAAATCACCACCAATGCTGTTTGAGGAAGGGGAAGGACATGAACACGGTATTTAATCTCTGCAAGCTGCTTATTGACCGGGGCCGCACCGACGGCCTCCAGGACAAGATGGATGTCTATCTCGCCGCCGACCGGCTCACCCCGGAGGAGTACCAGGAGCTGGCCGGGCTACTGGCCCCGGAACAGTAATCAACAGCGGGATCGCTGGATAAAAGGATGTGAATCAAATGAGTAAGCTCATTACATATGTCCCGCTCTCGTCCGTGGAGCGGATTGAGCTGAGAGTCACCAACTGCCGCAAGACGCTCTCTCAGGTCAAGGCTGAAACAAAGGCCCATTACGTGCTCAATGGCGGCATGTGGAACCCAGACGGCTCGGCCTGCCCGCTGCTCAAGGTGGGCGGGGTGATGCTCTCCGGCACGCCCTGGCGTCCGATGGGCTACGCCTGGGACAAGGGCCCGGACATCCGCATGACATCCGAGTACAGGGGAGCGGCCAACTTTATCGCTGTGACCGCCCTCGTTACCTCCGGTAAGCCGGTGGATAAGCCCTCCTACGGATCAGCCCAGGGAGGCAAGAGGGGGCGCAGCGCCATTGGCCTGCGTGGTGGCAGTCTGGCCCTCTATTGCTCTGGCGATGGGACCGGAGACGCAGCCACGCCGGAAACTCTGCGGGACGAGCTGGCCGGGCTGGGCTGGGCCTCCGCCGTTATGCTGGATGGGGGCGGCTCCAGCCAGTGCGACTTTGGCGGAGAGCGCATCACCGCCAGCCGCAAGGTGCACAACTGGATTTGCGTGTATCTCAAGCAGGCGGGGCAGGCACCGCCGGACAAGGAGGAGAGTATGGGCAAGTACAAAGTGACGCCCAGCATCGGCGTCAACATCCGAAGCGGCCCCGGCACCAGTTACGGCAAGGTGGGGGCGTACCCCATGGGCACGGTGGTGGACGTGCTGGAGGTCCGGGACGGCTGGGGCAGGACGACCAAGGGCTGGGTGTCCCTGGCCTATCTGGAGGCCGTGGAGGGCCCTCAGAGGGCCACTGACACGGGCCTCGCCATCCAGGAGCATATCATCTCCGATGGGCGTGAAAACCGGCCGGGCAGGGACACCAACCCGGACACCTACATCACCATCCATGAGACCGGCAACACGGCTAAGGGCGCTGACGCCGCGGCCCACGGGGCCTATCTGGACAGCGCCGCCGGGGAGGATGCTCTGGTGAGCTGGCACTACACCGTGGACGACCACGCCATTGTCCAGCACCTGCCCGACTACGAGACGGCCTACCATGCCGGGGACGGCAAGGACGGGCCGGGCAACGCCACCAGCATCGGCATCGAGATCTGCGTCAACGCCGGGGGCGATTTTGCCCAGGCTCAGGCCAATGCCGCCAGCCTGGTGCGCCAGCTCATGGAGGAGCACGGTATCCCCATCGACCGAGTGGTGCAGCATGCCCACTGGAACGGCAAGGACTGCCCCAAGACCATCCGGGCCACCACCGGGGCCTGGGAGGGCTTCTTGGCTCTGTGCCGGGGAAAGACGGCCGGTGTGTCCGAACTGGGTGCCGCTGTGGACAAGCTGGCTGCCGCTGGGCTTATTAACAGCCCGGATTACTGGAAGGGCGGGGTATACTCCGCCGCAAACGTGCAGGCACTCATCATCAAGTGGGCGGCCTCGCTTTGAGAAAGGAAGGTACATGACATGATCAACTGGAAAGTCAGACTGAAGAGCCCCGCGTTCTGGACGGGGCTCATCGGCGTGCTCGGCGCGTTTGCGGTGGGTATGGCACAGCTCTTTGGGGTGGACATCACCGCCGAGGCCGGGAGCTGGCAGCAGGCGCTCACTGCCCTGGTCACGGCCGTATTTGGCGTGCTGGCCCTGGTGGGTGTTACCACCGACCCAACCACTAAAGGGCTGGGGGATAGCGCACAGGCCCTCACCTACCACAAGCCAAAGGACGACAGGGAGGGCTGAGTATGCCCGAAAACGATTGCCCTATCAATGGGGTAAATTGTGTGTCCATCGCCCGCGTGGAGGCACTGGAGCGGGCGTTAGAGGCACAGAAGCAGCATAGCTCACTTGCGCGCGAAAAAATCTATGATCGGCTGGGTGAGCTGGAACGTGGTATGGCCACGGTTACCACACAGTATGGCAATATCATCGACCGGCTGTCCTCAATGTCGGCCGACCTGAACGCCTTGAAAGAGAAGCCGTCCAAGCGGTGGGAGGCAGTTGTGGCGGCTATCATTACGGGTGTGGTGGGCTATCTGTTGGCCCAGATCGTGGGGTGATTACATGCCGAGTAATCTGCTGAGCGCGGACACCGGGTTTCCGGATTTAATGGGGAACCAGAGCACGGATGAGAAGTTCCGCATGGTGAGCGATTACCTATACATGCTGCTGGAGCAGCTTCGCTACTCAATGGCGAATCTTGGGCGGGAAAACTTCAACGACACCGCCTTTCAGGAGATTGCGGGCCTGATTACGGAGCCGGTTTATATCCAGCTCAAGGACGTGGAGGGAAACCTGTCCTCTCTGACGGTGACCGCGGAGCAGTTGATTTCCCGCATGACGGATGCGGAGGGAAACATTTCGGTTCTACAGCAAACCTCCACCAGTTTGACCAGCCAGGTGAGCGACCTGGAGGGGAACGTCTCCACATTGCAGCAGTCGTCCAAGGCGCTGGAGGTGCGGTTGACAAACGCGGAGGGGGACCTGTCCCGCATCACGGTAACCGTGAACGGCATCACGCAGTCGGTCAGCGACCTTGAGACCGGTCTAAGCCAAACCCTGCGCATCGCTCCCAATGGGGTGACCATCACCAACGCGGCAGGGGACACCCTCACCATCGACGGTGGGCAGATTGACGCCACAAACCTAAACCTGTCCGGGCATATTACATTCAACGATTTCAGCTCCCGGTTGCAGGACGACTTCGATCATGTGGAGCAGACCGCGCAGGATGCCTATGATATCGCCGACAAAAACCGGCTGCCCAATTACATCAAATCGACTTATATTGATTCCACGGAGATCCGAAGCCCCACCATCAAGGCCAACGAGTTCAGCGTATACCCGCAGGCGGTGGGCGGCGGCAGCTTCAATATGTATGGTCAGTATAACGGTAGTCTATACCACATGCTGGAGATTTCCTATTTCGCAGGCAGCGCCCCATCCGTCGATTTCTCCTCCCCTGCGGGCGCTTTGGCGACGTGGGATTTTCTGTCCACCACTGTACGCGGCAGCGTCGATTTCAGCAACGCAAATGTGTACGGGCTGGACGTGGAAGCCGTGTTCGCATAGGAGGCGGAAGTATGGCAAGTTTGAGCCTGAGCGACGGTGAGGAAGAGTTTGGCTGGAGGATTACGGGGCTGGGCTCTGCCTTTAACCAGGCCAACGGCTATGTGGAGGCTGGCATCACAAAGTATCAGTTTACGCACTCATCCAGCAGTATTTCAGGTGTAGTGGACAGTGTGCGGGCCCCCGCCTCCGGGGGCTCCACCTCCACAGCCCGGCGGTGGGTGGGCTACGACCCCGGCACCTACGATTTTTGGGGCTACACGCGGGTCAAGGATGGAACGTACTGGCCGGCCGGTTCTGATACGGTTACGGTGGACAGTCCGGCGGCGCAGAGGCCGGACGACTGGGGCTGGTCTTCTGTAATCCGGGCCGGGCGTCCGGTGCGGATCTCCGCCTATGAGTGGAACCAGTTCTGCAACCGAATCAACGATTTCCGACTTTATGTGGGACTACCGGAGTACGGGGCCTTTGAACGGGCCTATTCCGGAGACCCGATTACCGCTGAAATCGTGGAGCACGCGGTCTACGCGATCCGGGCGATGGACCCGCCCGTCTCTACCCCCCACGCCCCGGCCAGGGGCGACCTGATGCGGGCGAGCATTTTCCTGGATCTGATGGACTCTCTCAATTCAATTTGACTAAGGAGGCACAAGTATGAACGACGCGCGGAACGAAATCAATAACGCCTACAATTTGCTGGCGGCCCTTCCGGTGCGGGGCGACGCGGTGGACGTGGTCGCGGCCTGCCGGATGGCGCTGCGCCGGGCCCTGGAGCTGATGGCTTCCCAGCAGTCCGGCGATACGGAGCCCGGCGGGGACGTGAAGGAGGAGTGAGCATGCTCCCGGATATGGTACACGCCGACGGCATCCGTAAGTATGGGCAGACTCGCTTCGGAGGCTATGACCACCGGCTGGCCGCCGGAGACGGGACGCTTTGGGACATGAAGAACCTGACCAGCGACCTCGCCCCGCTGCTCTCCGCACGGCGGCCCCGGTATCTGGTGGAGACCCTGGCAAAACCCAACGGCCTGTATGCAAAGGACGGGCTGTACTGGGTGGACGGCACGGGCTTCTATTCCGAAGGAGAGAAAAAGGGCGACGTTGCGGACGGGCGCAAGCAGTTTGCCGCCCTGGGGGCCTACATCATCATCCTGCCCGACAAGGCGTATTACAACCGCCTGACGGGGGAGTTCGGCAGCCTGGAGGCAGGCTGGAGCGGGAGCGCGAAGATTCAGGACGGCACCTACGCGGAAGAGGAGGCCGAGGCCAACACCATCTACGCCTCCGGGGCCGACTGGGATTCCATCTTCAAGGTGGGGGACGCGGTGACCATATCCGGGGCAAAGACCCACGAGAGCAACAACCAGACCATTGTCATCCGGGAGATTGATGGGGACAATCTGCGGTTCTATGAAAACTCCTTCACCATCAACAAGGGCGGCGACACGGAGGAGCTGACGGTCAGGCGGGAGGTGCCCGAGCTGGACCTCCTGTGCGAGAACGAGAACCGCCTGTGGGGCTGCAAGGGCGACACCATCTACGCCTCCAAGCTGGGCGACCCTTTCAACTGGAATGTGTTCGACGGGGTGAGCACCGATTCCTATGCGGTGGACGTGGGCAGCGCCGGGGACTTTACTGGATGCTTTGCCTACCGGGGCTACCCGGTGTTCTTCAAGGAGGAACAGATCTACAAGGTCTACGGGGACAAGCCCAGCAACTTCCAAGTGATGAGCAGCGCGTCCCTGGGGGTGGAGGCGGGCAGCCACGCCAGTCTCGCCATTGCAGGGGAGACGCTGTACTATCTGAGCCGGGTGGGGGTGGTGGCCTATTCCGGCGGCATCCCGCAGAGCGTCGCCGCCCCCTTCGGGACAGACCGCTACCGCAACGGCGTGGCGGGCAGCGACGGGGTGAAGTATTACGTCTCCCTGGAGGACAGCACAGGCGGGCACACCCTCTTTGTCTACGACACCCCAAAAGGCGTGTGGCACAAGGAGGACAGTCTGGAGGCCGTTGGCTTCGGGTGGGACGCGGAGCTGTACTTCCTGGGGGCGGACGGCAGGCTGTGGCTCAACGGAAATACCCGCACCGTGCCGGAGGACGCCGCACCAGAGGGCGCGGTGGAGAGCATGGCGGAGTTTGCCGACTTCACCGAGGGCGACGCCAACAAGAAGGGCACCGCCAAGCTCCAGGTACGCATGGAGCTGGACGCCGGGGCGTCGGTCAAAATCGAAATGCAGTTTGACAGCGACGGGGAGTGGCGGGAGGTGACCACCCTCTCCGCCACGGTGAAGCGGAGCTTCTACCTGCCCATCATCCCCCGCAGAAGCGACCACTTCCGCATCCGCTTTTCCGGCACCGGCGGGTGGCGGCTCTATTCCCTGGTGCGGGAGAGCTATTCCGGCAGCGAGCTCAAGAGCAGGCCGGGGCGGCAATAAGAAAGGAGAGCCCTATGGCGAAAAGCAGATATACCTATGACCAGTTCCGGAAGTCGGCGCAGGACAGCGGGCTTTGGGGCCAGTTCTCCCAGGCCGACCTTTCGATGGCCCAGCAGAACCCGGATTTCGGCATGTCCATCCTGAAAACCAAGCAGGACTACCGGAACGCCACCACCGACGAAGCGAGGGCCGCGGCCCACCGGCAGGCGGACGCCCTGCGCAGCTCCTGGGGCGGATACACCGGGGGCGGGAATGGCGGCAGCTTTGTCCTTGACCCCATGTCGCCCCGGAACTTCGAGTATGAGGCGGCCCCCACCTATGAAAGCCGCTATGACGACACCATACAGGATTTGATCGCGGGGCTTCTGGATCGGCCGGACTTCTCCTACGACCCGGCCACCGACCCCCTCTACCAGAACTACCGCAAGCAGTACACCAGGGAGGGCCAGCGGGCCACGGCGGATGCCCTGGGCGCCGCGGCCGCCGCCTCCGGCGGAATCCCCTCCTCCTATGCCAACGCCGCCGCCAACCAGGCGTCCAACTACTACGCGGCCCAGTTGACCGACAAGATTCCAGACCTCTACCAACTGGCCTACAACCAGTATCTGAACGACTACAACATGGATTTGAGCAACCTGGGGGTTGTCCAGGGGGCGGAACAGAGCGACTACGACAAATACCTTAACCAGCTCAACCAGTACAACACCGACCGCAATTTCAGCTACGGGCAGTTCCTGGACGAGCTGTCGTCTCAGAACCAGCGGCGTACCGATGCGCTGAACGAGGCGGTTCTGCGGGCGGAAATGGGCGACTACGGCGGCCTGGCAGACCGTGGATGGGACACCAGCAACATTCCCTATGAGTGGGAGAAGCAGCAGAGCATCGAACAGCAGAACTACGAGCGGGAGCAGGCGCTCAGAGAGCTGGCACAGGCGCAGGTGGACAATATGCTCCAGACCGGCACCATGCCCCCGGCTGAACTTCTCCAGCAATCGGGGTATTCCCAAGATTATGCCAACGCACTGGGCAGCTATTATAAGAATCAGCTTGCCCAGCAGGCGAACCGGGGCAGAAGCATAGGTGGGGGAAAGGATAGGAGCGGCAATCAGCTTTCGTTCTCTGAGGCGAAGAAGCTGGCGGAGAACGGTTACTTCGGTGACGAGGTGCTGTCGGTTCTTCGCTCCAACGGGTACTTCGACGCCGCGATCACAGCTATGTATGGATGGGAACCCACCAAGAGCGGCGGCCCCACCGCTGGGAGTGAGCAGGTGACGAACCGTACGGACGAAGCCGCCTCGGACTGGATTCATGTTCCCGGCTTTGGCCGCCTGACCTATCCTGAACTGGAGCACTATGTGGATACGGGCGCAATTATTGAGAGTTACGACGAGAGAACCGGGAAATATACTTATCGGAAAGCGTAGGGTGTCACGATGGCAAGTGAATTTCTTCGGAGAAAGGCAGAGGCGTCTCGGCGGGAAATCGATCAGGAATATGGGCCTTCGTATTATGGCGGGAGTGAATACGTGTCCCAGCTTCCTGCGGCTGAAAACCGAGGCGGGTTTTCTCAAGGGAGCGGCGCGGGGCGCGCTCCGGCGCAGCGGACGGTAAAATCCGCGCCGCCCGCCGCGCTGCCTGAGAGCAAGGGGAAAGCCCTGACCCTGCCCAAAGCGGGAGAGAGGGGCTTCCTGGCGGGTGGGGTGAGCGTGGAGGGCTCCCCGTTCCTGTATGGTAGCGAGCGGGCGGCCGCCGCCCTGCTCGGTGCAGGTGAGGGCGTTACGGACTTCATCGGCAGCGGCTTCTATAAGGGAGTGCAAGGGATTAGTTCTCTTGGTGGCCTGGCTCCCAATCCGGTATCGGAGTGGGCCGGGCGGAACGCCGACGCCTTCCTGGAGAACAGCGTCACGCGGGACTATGAGGAGAGCATCCGTGAGCGATACCGCCCCAGTCAGGGGGCGGAGAATGTAACTGGCATCGGACAGGCCATCGTGCAGATGCTCCCCGGTATCGGCGCGTCCAAGGCCGTGTCCGCAGCAGGGAAGGGGCTCAACGCCGCCCAGGCGATTTCCCGCGGGGAGAACGTGGGCCGGGCGCTGTTCGGCCTCCAGGCGGCGGGCAACGCGGCCAGCCAGGCCAAAGCGGAGGGGGCGACATCCGGGCAGGCCCTGGCCTTCGGCGCGGCCTCCGGGGCCCTGGAGACCGCCATTGAGGGCATCGCGGGCGGCATCCCCGGCCTGGGCGGCGGCAAGGTGGAGCAGATTGCCGAGGCAGTCAAGGCCAGCCCCCTGGTCAGCCGGGCCCTGGGTATTGCGGGCGAGGGCGGCGAGGAGGCCCTTTCCACCGCCCTCACACCCTATTTGCAACGGGCCATTTATGACCCGGACGCCCCCAACGCCACGCTGGGAGAGATCGGGCAGAGTGCGCTCATGGGCGCGGTGGCCGCCGGAGTGCTCCAGGGCGGCCTGGAGCTGCCGGGGGCGATTTCCAATGCGGCATCCGACATCAGAACCACCCGGAGGGCTATCGGGAGCAACGAGGACATTGCCCGGAGAGCCACCGCCAATATCCAGGCAGGCCAGAACATGGCCCGGTACGCCAGCGGCAATCCGCTGGCCGTTACCTTACCGACGGCCGAAGAAGCCAAAAGCGGCCTCTTTCTGCCCGGCTCCCCCGCCTACCAGCGCAGCGCCGTTGACAATCCAGCCGGGGCGGGCTATGATGGAGGCACACAAAATATTCGGACAGGAGGCGTGAATGATGGCGGAGGAGAAGCGACAGCTCGCGAACTTCAAGGAGTTTATGCAACAGATGTACGGGGCGGAGGTCAGAGAACTTACACTGGAGGAGAAAGAGCATCTTCACAAACTGATGGAAGAGAGAACCGAGAAACGGCTGAATGGGCAGACGGAGGCGTAACGCATGAGCGAAGACAAGCATCTGACCTGGGAACAGGTCGTGGAGGGACTATACGGCTTCAAGCCGAAGAAGCGGGTATACACGGCGGAAGAGATGGACAGATACCGGAAACGGCTGGAGCAGTATACCGTGGAGAAAGCGGCGCAGCGGGGCAAGCAAGAATCGGAGAATGGGCCAGGGGGCACATAGTCGAAAACCCTTCTTCACCTGCTGTAAATCGTGCGCTTGGACAGGCAAAAGCCTATACACCTGATGCGGTTGTTGTAGAGGATAGTGTCATAAAAGCACACAGGCCGAATACGCTCGGACTTACATCGGATGGAGTAATTTATCTTTCGGATGCCATCCCGGAGGAGTTGTCCGCCGTTGTCCCTAACCACGAGATTATCCATGCACTAAAACAGCGCGGCAATGAAGCTTACCGCAGCTTTGTGGATACGGTAGGTGAACGTATAGCATATACAGGAGATCCGACTGGGGTTCTGGACGTTGTAATTGAAAGCAGATATCCAGGAAAGACATTGTTTGATCTGTCCATGGAAGAGCTGGACACCGTTTATGACGAACTCAATGCCCTGGTCTGGGGCTACTACAAAGCAGATCCGGAGAACGCGCGGGCACAGTTCGCCGGAGTGTTCCAGGATTACGATGCGTACATCCAAGAGCTGGATACTATCATGGAGGGTGCGAGGCAGCCGGTGGAGAACCAGACCGGCGCCGGGCCGACCCAGGCGCAGGGCCCGGAGAGCTCGGTGGGCGCGCCTGCTTACCGGGATGTGGCGGACAACCCGCTCACCACAATGCTCCCCACCGGGGAAGAGGCGCTGGCCGGGAAGCGGGCCTATCTGCCCGGCTCTCGGGAGTACCGAGGGACAGCATCGGAAGGGACAAAAAAGACCGCCCCCACGGAGGAGGCGGTGAATGAAAACGGACTGACCTCTCTGACTGAACGGGAACGGATCAATCTGTCCAGCGGGAAAAAGAATAAAATTGTTTCCACATTTAAGGATGCAGTTTCGTTTGTGAAAAATGCGCTTATAAACAAGCAAAATACAGACCGCGCCTATCTTGGTAGAGTCCCAGATCCTGTCGCACAGAAAATCCATGAAGATACTGGCTTGGATTTGAAAGGGTTTGGCGTCATGATGAATGGCGATGATGTCCGTCACATTATGAAAAACCACGGAGATGCAGCGACAGAACGAAGTAGAGGACAAATCGCAATTACTCCGAACGACATTGCGAGAATCCCAGAAATTTTAGCGTCCCCTGACCGCATATATACTTCCGAGGAAATGGATGGCAAAGGAAGGACTGCGATCATATTTGAAAAACAGATGGGCGATTACTACATTACAATTCAGGGAATATCGGACGGAAAACAGCTCCTGCAAACTGACACATTATACAAAAGAAGAACTCGCACGACACGGGACACAATGCTCGAGACCCAAGAGGGTCTCGCCCCTGTGATTAACGCCCAAGGCGAACCGCCGCAAAGTTCTTCTAATATTAGTATACTCCCTGGCGGGCAGGATGTCAACCTACAGCAGGGCGATCGCGGTGAAACACAGGATACGCCCAGGGAGGGGCCTGGGCCTGCCTTTGAGACAGGCCCGGAGAGCTCGGTGGGCGCGGCGCGGAAGGGCTTCGACCCATGGTCGGAGTTCCAGGGCACCAGGAGCGAGTTCTTCCCCGAAGGGGCCAACGCGGCCCGTCCGGTGGACGTGCCGACCACAGATCCTCAGGGCCGCCGCATCCGCAAGACCGCCTCCACCGCCATGGGTGCAAAAGCCATCCCTGACGAGGTGGTGGGGGACATCCAGAACATGGTGCTGCGCGGGGAGTTGTCCTATGACCGCCGGAGCGACCTGGCTTCCACTGACCGGGCGGTGCGGACGATTGAGGAGAAGGGCTATCAAAGGGCGCTGGAGGAGTTTTCTGCCCAGGTACGCAAGGGCGTCGTGTCCAAAGACATCGCTACCCTGGGCCAGCAGCTCCTTATCAACGCCGCCAACGCGGGAGACGGGAAGGCCACGGCGGAGTTGCTTTCCCTCTACGCGCAGATGGAGACCACCGCCGGGCAGGCGGTACAGGCGGCCTCCATCCTGCGCAAGCTGGCTCCCAGTGACCAGCTCTACGCCGCCAAGCGCGTGGTGAGCGAGCTCGAAAAGACCATCCAGAAAAACTACAAGGATTTGGATATCACCATTGACCCGTCGTTGATTGAGGAGTTCAACCAGCAGACCGCCCAGGCGGGCCGGGACGAGGTGCTGGACAAAATCTATCAGAACGTGGCTGACCAGGTGCCCGCCAAATGGAAGGATAAGTGGAACGCCTGGCGGTATATGGCGATGCTCTTTAACCCAAGGACGCACATCCGAAACATCGTGGGCAACGTCGGATTCCAGCCGCTGCGCTGGACAAAGGACCGGGTGGCGGCAACCATCGAGGCGGGGGTCTCCAAGGTCAGTGGCGGAAGGCTGGGACGCACCAAGTCGTTCGCGGCCAATCCCGCGCTCTATAAGGCTGCGTGGGCCGATTGGGCAAACGCGCAGGACGTGCTTTCCGGGAACAAGTATGACGACATTCGAACGGAAATCAACAGCCGCCGCCGTATTTTCCGAACCGCCCCTCTGGAGGCGGGCCGCAAGATAAACTCCTGGGCCCTGGAGGCGGAGGACGCCATTTTCAAGCGTATCACCTACGCCGACGCTTTGGCCGGCTATCTCCAATCCAACGGCGTGACAGCGGAGCAGATGCGGAACAACACGGTGGACGCACAGATTCTCAGCCGGGCGCGGGACTACGCGGGACGGGAGGCGCTGAAAGCCACCTATCAGGATCGGAATATGGTATCGGATAAGGTGGTGCAGATCGCCCGCGCCCTAGGGCCCGCCGGTGAGGCCGTACTGCCCTTCAAGCGCACCCCGGCCAATATCCTGGTGCGGGGCATGGAGTACAGCCCGGCCGGGCTGGCAAAGGCCCTGACCTACGATCTGATACAGGTAAAGCGCGGCGGGATGACGGGAGCGGAGGCCATCGACCACATCGCCTCCGGACTCACCGGCTCGGGGCTCATGGCGCTGGGCGCGTACCTGTTCGCCCAGGGGATTGTCACCAGCGGCGGCGGGGACGACGAGGGGCAGGACGCCATCAACGACCTGACGGGCGTACAGAATTACGCGCTGAACCTGCCCGGCGGCGGGAATGTCACGCTGGACTGGCTGGCCCCGGAGGCCCTGCCCTTCTTCATGGGCGTGGAGCTGATGGACTCCATGGGACAGGGGGGAAACACGGCGGAGAGCATTTCCACCGCCCTGAAGTCCATCTCCGACCCCATGCTGGAGCTGTCCATGCTCCAGTCCCTCAACGATGTAATTGACAGTGTTTCTTTCTCGGAGAACAAGCTGGGGGCGTTGGTCTCCTCCGCGCTGGTCAGCTACTTCACGCAGCCAATCCCCACCTTTGGCGGACAGATTGAGCGCTCCGCCGAGGACGTGCGCATGACCACCTACACCGACAAGAACCTGCGGCTGCCAACCGATCTCCAGTATGCCATTGGCCGGGCCAGCGCCAGGATACCCGGATGGGACTACCAGCAGATGCCCTACATCGACGCATGGGGCAGGGAGGACAGCAGCGGGCCCCTCTGGCTGCGCATGGCAAACAATTTCCTCAATCCGGCCTATACCTCCAACAAGCAGGTGACGTCGGTGGACGAGGAGATACAGATGATTTATGACCAGACGGGAGACAAGACCGTTGTACCAAGCCGCCCGGAACGCTACATCACCGTGGACGGGGAGCGGATTGACCTAAGCAAGGAGAAATACGAGCAGTACGCCACCAAGCGGGGGCAGATGCAGTTTGAAATGCTGGGGAACATCATAGACAACCCGACGTACCGGAGCATGAGCGATACCGATAAGGCGTTTGTAATTGACAGCGTTTATGAGTATGCGGACAAGACCACAAAGTCTGAGATCAGCAGCTACAGGCTGGACGGATGGGTAAAAACGGCTGCGCAGAGCGACCTATCCCCGGAAGATTACATTTTGTTCCGTGCGGCCACTGTGGACATTGAGGGCGACAAGGACGAGAATGGAAAAACCATACCGGGCTCTAAAAAGAAAAAAGTTCTCAATGTGATCGACCAGATGAATGTAAGCGACGAGGTGAAGGATAAATACTATTACGCGGCGGGATACGATGAGGACACCATCAGCGATGCCCCATGGCACGGCTGGGGCTGGTGGTAAAGATCCACATCTGATGTTCTGTGAGATTGTAAAACATATGCGTGCTTGGGTGGGCAAACTTGTTGCGGGATACAGCAGGAGAGCCCACCTTTTTATTTTTGTGTTAAAAGGCAATAGACAAACTGGAATGTTTTGTTGTAAGATAATAAACAACAAGCAGAAAAGAGCCAGTTTAGAAAAAGTGCCGGGTGTTTGTAGTGGACAGACTTTTGATTAAAAGAGTTCAGGCGGAGCCTGACCTGGAGGGCTTCAACTGCGGAAATGGGAGCATCAACAAAAAGATTAGAGACGGATATTATTTGTCGTTATTAAAACAGGCGTATGCTTATGAGATCTGTATAGAGGATGCCGTAATCGGGCATTATAGGGTCAGTATTGCGACTTTCGATTATGAAGATGAAGATTATAATGTAGATTCTGTTGAGAACAAGTATTCTGCGGTTAAAGTTGACTATCTGGCGATTGATTTAAAATATCAAAATCGCGGTAATGGAACGGCTGTATTAGAATATATTACCAAATGGGCGAATAAATATAGCACGTCGATACCTATTCGATTTTTGGCATTGGACGCATTGAGAGAAAAGGTCTCTTGGTATCAGAATCGGGGCTTTAAAGTGTACGAAGATGCAGAGTTGAACAGGAATACGGAAACAGTTGCTATGTACATGGATTTTTGCGACGCAGAAACGCTTAAAGCGTACTGTGACAGCTTGCTCGATTGAAGTGAAAAGGAGGGAATGGTATGCCGTTCTATGAAAGCGGAAAGATTGTGCTAAACCGGAATGAGAGCGAGTGTTTCCGTAAGCAGCTTAAAGCTCCAGACCCGGTTGCAGCCACCCGCAGAGATGCCTTTTTACAGGAAATCGACAGAATGCTTTCTATAGAAGAAACAGAAGAAGGCGTAATTCTCAGTCCTGTGGTGCCTGAGAAATCGGTATTTACTGACATATATTCTCCTTGTTCCAGGGAGTGTTCTCTCCCTTACAGGGGCATAGCTAGGCTCAAACCGATTGAGTACTTTCCGCTGCACAGTGAGAGATGGAGCGGGAAACGGGACTTCTATTCGGAACAATGCCCTGCAAACCTCTCGTATCATGAGGCGGAGTTTCAAGATTGTGCATAAAACTGAGGTGAAAGACATATGCAGTCGAGCGCATTTCAATTTAAGACTCCAGTGATGAGAAAGGCAGTCTTTCAAGTAAACGAAGGATTTCAAAATGAGGACGGAGGAATCGAGATGCCCGCCAGCATCAGTACACGAAGGTGTGTAGACGATGATGCCTCGACTGCCTATGTAGAAATAGAAGTGTTAGTGGGAGAAAAGACAAAAAAGTATCCCTTTTATGCAGCAGTCTCATATGGAGCTGATTTCAGATGGAAACCTGGGACTTTTGATGGGGAAAGGCTAGAACGCCTGTTATCACAGAACGCCCCGGCATTGTTGCTAGGATATGTACGGGTGGCAATTGCTACGCTCACCAATTTTTCTCCTTATCCTTCCTACAATTTACCATTTGTTGATCTCACAAAAGAAATGCAGCAGAACTCTTGAGCACAAAAGGGCCGTTGTTGTATATTTAGGCAATATCCTGCTTTAAGTCATTATATTTCGTAGTTCTAATAGTAAGAGTACGGCTTGAAAATATACCCGGGCTAGAACGGGATTGATAAAGCCGACAAGAAGAGCACCGCCCTATTAAGGGGCGGTGTTCTCTTATCTATGTCATTTGAAAATCCGTTAGCATTTTTGTTAGCATTTTCTTTTTCAAAAGGGTATTTTTAAGTATCTGACTTGTTATCGTAGCTCTCATTTATGAAACTTCAAAAACACCTGCAAACCATTGAAAAATAAAGAAAAACTCCGAAACCCTTATCACTAAAGGCTTCGGAGCTTTGGCAGCGGGTGAAGGATTCGAACCCCCGTATAAATCGTTAAAACCA